TGCCGCCGGTCCAAAACGCCTACGGACGCTGGGAGGCGGCAGTCGCGCTGGGCCGCGCGCTGGAACCGGACGGCGCGGAATTCGGCTGGCCGGGGGACTTCGCCTACGCCCTGCTTATGCCCGCCGAGATCATGCGGGTCATGTTCGCGTCCGACTTGGACGTGCCTGAGATGGCGCGCAGATTCGGAGTGCCATGGTGCCAGGTCCGGCGGCGCCTCGCCATGCTCGGACTCGAAGCCTATTGCGAATAGGCCGGGACGCATGGCCGGAACCGAAGGGCCGCGAAAGGCGCGGCCGGAAGGAGTCCGGGAAAATGGACGAGCATACACCGATCGATGTCCCGATTCGGTTGGAGGAATGGGACCGCCATGACTGCATCAATGAGGTCGACACCATCGTGGTCGACATACGCCCGATCCTCGACGCCACCGATTATAGCCATCTTCCCGCCCCGGATGAATGGGATGCGGACTTCATCGCGGAGGAGGCCCAACGGCTGGGCTTGCTCAGATTGTGGAACGGTCCGTTCACTGTGGAACTGCCCGAATGCGAGGAGTACCCCGCCTACATTGAATGGCGCGGGACCCACAAGGTCGTCGAAGGCGCCAAGGAGCGGTTCCGCGCCCTGGCGAGAGACGAGATCCTGTCCCGCATCGAAAGGACCCAAGCCGAGCTCGACCGGCTCGTGGCCGAGTACAAAGCGGTATGACCGGGACGCATGGCCTGGACGTGACCGCGACGGACGCGGTCGGAAGGAGTCCAAGACCATGACCATAGACGAGCTTATCGAGCGGTTGAAGGCGCTGCCGAAGGACGTGCGCAGGCGCCCCCTCATGGACGGGAAGCCGGCCGTGGGGTACCGCCTCGCGCCGTTGAGTCATATCTCCGTGGAGAAGGTCCTCGCGGCTGAAGACGAGTCCTGCGGCATGGCCGACCCCGAGCTGACGGACGCGGAGAACGTCGCGGAGGCCGAGGACCGGTACGGCATGTCCGCCCGCATCGAGCGCCGCGCGCTCGCCTTCTTCGACTGAGGGGGGCGGACATGGATTCGACATTGGACAAGCGGATCGCCGCAATGCGCGGCTCATTGATGGACACCGCGCTGGAGGCGGCGGAATCCCGCGGGCAGGGGCTTGCGGGCGTGGCGCATGTGCTGTACGCCCTGTACCGTGACGACGGTTTCGCCGGACGCCTGCTGCGCGCGCACGGGCTGGAGTCGGCGGAGATACGCCGGCTCATGGGAACGGTTCCGAACATGCCGCTGGCCGACGGCGGAAAGCCGGTGCCGAACCTGTCCACCCGCCGCATTCTGAAGCACGCGAACGACACCCTGGAGGTCCTGCGGTACCTCCAGGGCAACGACCAAGTGGCCGGACTGCTCGCCTCGCATGGCATCGGAAAGCCCGACCGCCAGCCGACGCAGGCGCAGGTGCTGGCCGCGGCGCAAGCGGACATCGAAGCCGCTGGGCTGCTGGCTCCCGGACGGGACTACGGGATGGATCCCGACCACCTCGCCCGCGTACGGCTCATGCTCGAGGCCGCGCTCGATGGGGAGGGTGCCCGATGATTCCGTTGTGGAATGTAGAGGAATTGGAGGCCGTTCTGCCCGATGATTGCAGGGTGGAACGGGAGAGCGCCCGCATCGACGTCAGGCGGGGACGGGTCACGACGCGGATAATGGACCGCCTCACGGGCGGCGACGGCGTGCTGGCGTCGCGCCACACATCCTATATGGACATCGACCACATCGTTCTGCCTGAGTTCGACGCGGGGCGCATCGCCACGTTCGTCACGAGTCCACTGCCGCAGTCGGAACGGCGGCTGCTCAGGGTCGAGGATTATCTGACCGCCATCCGTGACGACGGCGACACGTTCCGAGCCGGTCTTCGCGAGTCCATGCTGGGACGTTGGAGGAGCCTATGCCATTGGCGTTCGGAACTGTCGGCCGACCCGGTGCGCGTGTTTATCCATTGGCTCGAATGCGAGACGGCCCACGCGCCCTACGGGGGCGAGGAGAACCGGCTTTACCGGCATATGGCCGACATATTGGAGCGGATTTTTCTGAAGTGAAGACAAAGCAGCGGATGGAGGAAGACAAGTGAACGCACGGGCCGAAACACTGGCCGAGGTCATCGACTGGCTCGGAGACGAGGCGGACAGGGAATGGGAACGCGCCAAAGACGGCCTGAGCGACGGATACGGCGGGTTCGACGCCTACACGCGGGCAATCCAGCACTGTCAGGACATGATTGTCGAGGATGAGGCTTCGAGTGGGAAACACGCGGAAATCGCCCTGTTGAAGCATTTGGCCGACACGTTCGATGAACGGCTCCGCAAGGCCGAACAGGCCAAGGACGGGGGAGCCGACTACACGTACCACGACGGCCAGTCGGACGCCTACGGGTGGGCTGCTGCATGCTGCCGCCTCATGCTCGAAGCCTCTCTCAACGGAAAAGAGTTCGACTGACATGCGAAAAGTGGAAATCAAAATCCCGGACGAGTCTGCCCTGTATCTCCGACGGCTCCGAACGGAACAGGAAAGAAAAGAGTTCGAAGAACGGTATGGTCTGCGGTTGGAAATGAATACTCCTCTCTCGCCATTCCTCGAACGTCTCATGCTGGGAATACGCCATTCGAATCCCGTCTTCCCAAACGTAAGCCACAGGACCGTCCCGACGAATATGGGCGCTTGGAACCCTCAAACCGTCCGCGAGAATGCGAGACGTACCGCTGACGGGAACATGCTGAAAAAGTATATGGACGACAATCGGAAGGTCTCGTAATAAAAATGCATGATTTTTCTCAATGGCTCCAAACGGCGGGCGGGATGGACTGGACGCCGATTCTCATCGCGGGAATACTCATCAGCCTAACCATCGGCGTCATGTGCGAATCCGTGACGGCGATATTCGCTGCCCTCGCCTGCGCCTGCTCGCTCGCCGGACTGCCCTCCCACACGCTGAAATCGGAAATCGAACAGGTCTGGGGATTGCAGGAGGTCTCGTCCGAATGCGACCTGCCCGACCACGACCTGCCGACCAAGAACATGAAATGCTATGTGACCAACGGAAAAGGACATAAGGAATTGGTCGAAATCCGCGTATCAAAGGACGGAACCAAACTCGGCCTGTACGACACGGACGGCAAGGCACTGAAACAGACGAGAGGGGAGTAGGCAAGTGAAGGACTTCACGAAATGGGAGGCAATGTGGGACGCCTACAACCGGATGGGCGAAGCCGTATCCGGCAGTCCCGCAAGCATATGCCAAGGCATCGGCGTGACATTGATGATGGTCTTCGGTTTCGTCGGGCTCATCGCGGTGGCCGTCATCGGCGGAATGGGCGGCGACCCCGAGAAAAGCCCGTTCTTCCGCCTGACCACGGCGATAGCCGTCATAGGCGGTGTGCTGGCGCTCGCATCGTTCGTCCTGCCATCCCACAACGACGCCCACGTATCCGAACCGCCCACATTGTCCGAGCAAATCGAGGGGGCATGGAATCTAGGCGAGTTGGATGATTGCGAAAACATGGGCCACGTGCTGACGAATAGTCCAAAACTCCCTAAGTCCAGTCTTGAGGACGGCGACTGGAAGTGCGTGGCCTACGCCGACAACCAGCGTACCGAAGTGACCGTTCACATCAAGGGCGACAAGGTCGGCCTGTACAAAGCCGACGGCAAGGCGTTGTTGGCGAAAGGAAAGGATTAGAACATTGAAGGATTTCTCGAAATGGGTGGAGGCTTGGAGCGCTTACTCTCCATCCCACAAGATTACGCCCGGAAGCCCGGCCTACATTTGCAATGAAATCGGCATGACATTGGCGATGGTGGCCGCCGTCCTTGCCTTGGCTGTGACAGTGTACGCCTACGCCACGGGAGAGGATATCGAACATGGAAAAACGTCCCACATCATCATGTGCATGTTCTCGTTGGCTATCGTAGGAGTGATTCTCATGTTCATGTCAGAACAATTGCCCTCCCATTCGACCTCCAACACGAAGCCACCCACATTATCCCAACAGATAGAGAGAACTTGGAATCTGGATGCTCTGGATGATTGCAAGAGGACAGGCGGTGAAAATGATTTTCCTGTCTTCGGATGGCGTAATGACGGTGAGGATTTGCCTGATTCGCGGTTGAAGGATGGCAATTGGGATTGCGTCGCCTCCACGGACGAACATACACAGCACGTGCTGGTGCATATCAAAGGCAACAAGGTCGGCCTGTACAAAGCCGACGGCAAGGCGTTGTTGGCGAAAGGAAAGGATTAGAACATTGAAGGATTTCTCGAAATGGGCGGAGTCGAACACCAAAGGCGAAACGAACCTGTGGCCCATCTTCCTCTGCTGTGTAGCCGGTCTGCTTATCGTCGGGACGGTCTGTTTTCTCCTGATGGATGCTCTTGAGGGGGTATTCGAGTTCGTTTTCGGCGTGCTGCTTGCCGGAGCCTTTCTGGTGGCGATGCTTGGCCTTGCGGTCGCAGGTCAGGAGGAATCGTCCACAGAGGCCGAGGATAAGTCATCCGATACCGCCATCTTCACCGTTCAGGTCGAGAAGAAGTTCGATGTGCGTAATCTCTCATGCCCGCCCGACGTCATGTCCACGAAGGACGAACTGCCCGACGCGGGCACATACCGATGCACCGTCTCGGACGGCAGGGACGATTCGGCCCTGAAGGACGTGACGCTCATCGTGACGGCGGACAACAAAGTGGGACTCTACGACAATCAAGGAAAGGAAATGAAATGATTGACCTGACCGAGTGGGCGAACGGTTCCCACAACAGTTTCGGGGACGCCATATATATGGCGACGTTGACCACGGTGCTGGTTTTCGCCGTGCTGGGCGTCGTCTGGCGGGCGGGCAGACGCTTGGCGCTTCGCGCGACGCATCGTATCCCACGGGACGCCCAGCCATTGCTGGAGGACACCAAATTCGTCATATGTCTGGCCCTTGTGGGCGGCTTCGGACTGCTCCTGACGTTGAACCCCGGTCTTCTCGTTCTCCCGAAGGACACCACGTTCACCGAACAGGTGGCGCGACAGGCCGGATTGGAGGCGTTGTCTTGCCCGACCATCCCCGACTCCAAGTACATGCCCGGTCAGGGCAGATACGAGTGCGAATACGTGGACGCGAAAGGAAAGGCGCACGACATGAGCCTGCTGGTCGCATCCGGCGACGGGATATGGCTTTACGACCACAACGGCAAGCCGATGAAGGTGACGACAAAATGAACCCGAAAGACAATCCGATGCCGCTCGTCTCCGAATGCAATCCGGTGGATGCGGTCGAATGCCCATACTGCTTGACCGTGTTCCGCGTGCGCACGCTCATGACCGACGGGAACGGGCGGCTTATGGGCGACGGGTACGAGGCCATCCCCATGTTCTGCCCCATGTGTGGCGGACGGCTCGAACAGCCGGAAAATGGAAAGGACTAGAACCCTTGGCCGACCCGAAATACATGCGAAGAATACAGGACATGTGCCGCTGTCAGGATTGCGGCCTCATGGCCGACAATGCGGACATCGACGTGGAATTGGACTGTGACGAAATCGTGTTTGAGTGGAGCGACGCGGACGACAGCCAGACATGTAACCTACCGCCCTGCTACGGCGGACACAGGCTTCAGACCGATATGACCGCCTACGACCTGTTGCTGGAGCTTGGCGTCATAGACGACCCCTACGCGCGAAACAAGGAGCGAGATTGAGAAGACTATTGGCATTACTGCTGGTTCCGGCCTGCCTGATGTGCGCCGGATGCGACGGGTCCGACGCGGAGGACGGCGACATTCGGTCGGAGGCCGGGGCGGAGGAGGGTGTCGCCAACTGCGCCGACTATAACGGCCGAATGATCGGGGAGTGCGAGCTCAGACTGCACGACGGCCGTCGCGTGACGTGCGCCGTCCTGAGCGGATTCCGCAAAGGCGGCCTGTCCTGTGATTGGGAACACGCCACGAAAACAGCCGAAAAGACGGAGTAGCCCGTACCGGGACGCATGGGCTTGGCGTAACCGAAGCCAAGGAGTACATCATGGACGACGATGACACCATCGCGCCCGGCTGGTCGCTCGTTCCGGCTGACATTTGCATTGGAACCGGCGAATTCCTCACCAACGGCGACGTCGGCATCATCCCCGACCTGGACGAGGACCTGAAGGACGTGACGCCTTTGGAGGAGTATTTCGAGCGCATCCGGCAGGCGTACGGCATCGAACTCGTTGGAATCATCGAGTTGGGGGATATGTGGAATGAAACCGACGGCAAGGAAGACCACGGGAGACGATCGCGGGACGGGAAGGACGACTATGACGCCGGATAGACGGAACGCCGTGGACACCTTGGAGGAGCTCGCCGGCTGGATCTCCGACCGCATGGACGAGGCGCAGGCCGAGGCCGCGTACTCGCCAAGGCTGGACCATGACGGCCGCATGTATCTGCAGGGCCGCTTCGACACGCTAAGGCAGACGCTCCGATATGTCAGGGATTTGTTGGACAAGGACAAGGAGAACAACCATGACGCCGAACCAGTTGATTGACGCACTGAAGCGCCTGCCATCTGAAGTGATGGACCGTCCCATCATGGACGACGATGACACCATAGCACCCGGCTGGTCTCTCGCTCCGGCCGACATCTGCATTGGAACTGGCGAATTCCTCACCAACGGAGACATCGGTGTCATCCCCGACCTGGACAAGGATCCGGACGAGGATCTGAAGGCCGAGGCCGGGGAGTGGGGGATGCCCTTGCAAAGGGAGCTCCGCGCCACACTGCACTCGTACATGGAGGACTGAAAATGCAGGACACCGAGGAGAACCGCTGGCTATTGCTGGATATGGCCCGCGCCATGGGCGGCTACGGCTATGGCGAGATGTGGTGGGCTGACGTGTACGAGCCGGACGATTTGGAGTATTCCGCGCCCGACCTGTATGAGGCGTTCGTCCACTCGGCCGATTATGACCCGGACGCCCATTGGGTGCGGCGCAAGGAATATGGTGACGGCTTCGAGTCCGTCACGGAGGAAAGCCTGCTGGCCGACGCGTGGCACATGAGGAATGACATCGTGGAACTGGCCCGGCGCGGGGACGTGCGGGAGAGCCTTCCTGACATGGACTTCGATGCGTGGCTGGCGAGGCTGGAGGCCGGGGCATAGGTACTCCGGATACCAACGGAAGGATACGGAATATGACCTACGATCGCAAAGACCCGAATGAGGTTTTGGTGCACGCGCAGGAGGCGACCTGGGAGGATGGACAACGCCTGGGTGTCAAAGACGGACCGTTCGGGCTGATCAGCTGCCAACCGTTGAAGGCTGGCGTGGCATTATCGTTCGATACACCCGACGACCAGCACGGCACGGTGCTGCTCACCCGCGAAATGGCGGCCGCCTTCGGGCGTTGGCTGATTCGGCAGGCGGAGGAGTAGCTCAAAATCCGTCAAAGGAACATCCCCACAGCCCATGGAAGCATGGGCTGTGGGGATGTTCCTTATGCCTTACGCCTGCTCGCGCTCCCAATATTCCACGAACGCGATGTGCGCGGTGGAGATGACATACTTGCGCGGGTTCTCGATGGCCGTCCTATCCCAGCATTCCACTAAACCATAATCCCCATCACAGTAACGCTTCCAAGCATACTCGGACACGTTCTTCACGCCCGTGACGGCGAAGAACGGCTTGGTCAGATCAATGGGGTCGGTGGTGTCGATGAACGTCTCCCTGACGCCGTTGGTACCAAGCCCCTTCACGATTCCTTCGATATGGATGCGCGTTACTTCCATTTTCGGCTCCTTTTCCGCTCGCCGGGATTTTCCCGCCGGACAAATCTCCTCATGCGTCCCGGTCCGTGCCGCCATTCGCCCGTCCGGGACGCATGTCCCCGGCACAACGGAAAAGGAGCCGAAAATGAACATCAATCTTCACGACATCACCGGGCAGGAGTCGGGCGTCATCCTCGTCGATACGGGCGCGGGGCGTCAGAATGTGGTCGCCAATTGGGGCGACAGGGACGGCCTACCGTATTTCATGCCGTATTACGCGGCGACGAGTGACCCGTTCCCGTTCCTCTTCATGGACGTCGCCGACATCCACGTCGACAGGCCGCTCGTCCACAAGGGCCGCCTGCGCGACGAGGTCGCCCACGACGGCTTCGACGACTGGAATCCGATGGGCGACGATCTGGACTCGGACGAGCCCTGCGACGTGTATCCGTTGACGAACGGCTGGACGGTCGTCGCGCCGAAGAACTGGAATTGAAGGAGTCGCCAAAATGGAACACGTCACAAGCGACCTGAAACTCATCGACAGGCTCTGGAACGACCCGACCTACGGTCTGGACGGGTTCAGTACGGAAGGCGGCTACATTCAGCCCATCGACCGCGACCAAGCGGTCGATGGGAACGGTCACGCCAACTACGACGGATACGTCCTCAGCCGTGAAATCGAAGACGACGATTCGCCCGTGTCGGAACTGGAAACCTACCAATTCGACGCGGACACCATGGAATCCTACGCAAGGAAGTGGTGAACCATGCTTGACCTCGAACAACTGCTATCCGACCTGCGCGGACTGGAAAACGAACTGGATGGAATGGGCGTCGAAGCCGTATTGGACGAGCGGGATGATGGAATGCCGGAATTCCACTTCGGAGAGTTCGGCGGCGGACTCAGCTGGTGGGTCAACAAGGGGTTCTACCTCACCATCTGGGCCGGAAACCTCAGCGACGTCTATGACACCAATATCTTCTGCGAGTTCCGCCACGAACTGATTCGCCGTCTTGCCGACCAATATGAGGGGAAGGCACAAGACACGCGCGACACGTGGGGTAGGCTCTGCGGCGACAATACGCCCATGCCTGCGAATCTGGCCGAAAAGGCCGATGGATACGAGCGCATGGCGGAACGGCTTCACGACGCCATCAAGGACGACGGAGTGCCCGTTTTCATCGACGACTTCGCCGACTTCAAGCTGCTCCGCCACCATGACCCATACGACCTTCTGACCGACGCCGCCGGGCGACGTCTACGCGATATGGGTCTGGTGGAACGCAAATACAACAGAAACCAAGTATTCGTCGACGAGCTGACCGACAAGGGACGCGCGGCCGTCGAATACACGGCACGAACCATGGGGATAAGCCTGAAATGCCCTTCGATGGCGAACGGAAGGAAGGAGCCATGACTACGCTTGGCAAGACCTTGAAAAGACTGCGCATCCTGCGGAAGGAGCTGGCCGGCATCGGCTTCGAGCTCACCATCGGCAAATCCGAATACCTGGACGAGGCGGCCTCCGTCGACACGCCGGGGGACGTATTTCCCTACCGGTTCGTCTCCGTCCTGCCCGACGGGCGCATGTCATGGGAGGACGTGAATTACGACAGGCGGAAGGAATCCTTTGACGTGTTCCGCGAGGAGTTTTTCCAACGTTTGGCCGAGGAATACGAATACAGGGCCGACGACAAGCGGCGCGCATGGCTGGCCCTCTGTGATGACGAGGAGGCGCCACTGCCGGACCCGCCGGCCCGCAAGGTGGCCGGATATGAGCGTATGGCCGCGGCCATACGAGGGCTGGCCAAGGAAACGGAGGAGGAATGACGCCCAACACGGACTGGTGGATACGGCTGGCCCGGACCAGCCCCGCGGGCGCGGCGTGGCTGTATCTCCGGGAACTGTTCGAATCCGACCATACGCACGGATTCGACGATTTCGTGGAGGACGACGGCTTCATACGCCTACACGCGCCCGGCTTTTGTGAAATCCAGGTGACCAGCGACGGCGAACGGATGTGGCCCCGATGGAAGGCGTACCTGTTCACATCCGACGGACGCAGGCGCACGGTCGACGGACCCCGGGATGCGGGGTTGGCGCCGGATCGGGCGGCCGACCTGTTCTTCCGTGACATCATGGCGTCAATCGAACAGGGGGAGGATCGATGATTTTCGACGACGGACGACAGATGTTGAGGCTGACGGTCATAGACACCGGCTTCTTCGAATACGATATGACCGCCGAACTGTTCGGAGACGAGGGCGAACCGGACGACACCGACATCAGGTGCGTGCCGGACGTGAAGGCCATCCTGGAGCGCCTATGCGGCGCGCTGGAGGATCCGGAGACGAACCAGGGCCACGTCCTGCACGCCGCATGGGCGCTGGCGGAACCCGGCGACCCGGCCCATGACGAAGCGGGCTGGCGCGAAACCGGCGGGGACTTCCACCGGACCACACGGACGCTGGATGTGGGCTCCATCGGCGGGCACCGGTTCGTCCACAAGGCGCCCGATCCCGATTGGACGGCCTGACGCCTCCGTCCGCGGGGACGCATGACCTTCAACAAGGAAAACGAAGGAAACAGCCCAATCCGATCCGGAAGCATATGCGAGAGGAGAATGGAGACTCGTCATGATACTGACTGACATCATCGAAACCGGCTGCGTCGCCATCGCGATCGACGCGGACGGCATGGAACAGCCCTGCGGCGGACCCGTCGTGGCGGTGCGCCGCTGGACCGGCTG